GTATTAAATTGCATTATCTGGGCGGTATTAGTAGCTCCTGCGGTCTGCGTTGCAGTGCCGTATGCAGAGGCATGTGGCTTGAAAAGTGAAGCCCCTCCGTCTCGCACCGCTAACAACGAATTTAGTGCGTTGTTTAAACCGTTAAAATATAACCTCAAGATATTGAGGAAGCGGTCTTGGCTAGTCATACTATATTCAAAATCGGGTTTAGGTAGCGCAGGTGGCACCACTTGCGCTACTGGTTTTCCAGTTCGTATAGCCATTATCTTCTCCCGTCTGGGCGCATATCTATTCTAGGGATTCCGAGTTTCCACTGCGTACCCAACGTGTCTGATTCTACTCTAAATGCCATCTGTCGCCCGCGTACTCGAATATCTAGCTGCGGAGTAAACTGGTCAACCGGTACAACTGCACTTCTTACCACAGGTCCTTGACTGTTGCCTCCTACCGAACGCGGGTCAATCTGCGGACCGCCAGCACTGTACCTCGGGATAAAAGTCATCATAGCCTCAGGATTCTGTGAAGTAGACCCAATAAACCCTATATCTGGCAAACACCGCCAAATAAACATAGTTCTATCTCCATCCTCTAAATCGAAATCCCCAGACTGCACGTATGCATTTATCGCTTTCGGCTCGTCCGTCTCGTTGTCGTCGACCCCATCTTCATGCTGTACAATATTTTTACTGTAAGTAGCAGCTACCGGAAAAGCTAGTACGGAAGACCCGACCCACGCTGAACGCTTTAAACTACCATAGGACCAAATACCCGCACCGTAATCGTATATAACATATCGGTTAACCTCGGTAGAGTTAGCACTGCAGTAAAAGAACCATACTTCGTTAAATTGTTCAACCGCACCGGCAAATACTTGGCGGTATTGTTCTTCATTTATATCCTCAAACACGTACCTAAGTACGTCAGAATCTAAGTTGCGTATGTTCCCGTCATACTGGTAAAAGTTTTCTCTGCCCATCCAATAACAAACCCCATTGGATACAACTTTAGCATTGGGGCTAACTAGGGTTATGTTAGACGCTAATATCTGTGCGCCCCACACTGCCGGAGCTCCTAAATACTGCAACGAATATAAGGCAACGTCGGTAAACACTAGAACCTCTTGTCTACTCTGCACGGCTGTAATTATCTCTGAGCCTCTTGATAGCCGTAAGCTACCCGCTTGGTTAGTTATAGAAGGTGTCCAGTTAGTGATGTCTTCTTGGTCAGACCAACGAAGTAGCATGGCGTCAAGTGAGCTCTCGCCTATATTGTTAGTCCCAAAACAAAACGCAAAACGCAAGGTATCTGACACAAATACTGAGTTCTGTATTACAGGCACATCTGAGGCTCCGGGAAGAGAACTAACCAGCACCGCACGTGCAGATACGCCAGAAGTAACATCCCAGTAATATAGAGCGCCGCCGTGTGGTCCTAAGAACAAATCTTCCCCGAACACGTCTTGCGACCATAACTGTAGCTGGATATTAGCAGATTCACCTATACCCCATGCACCTATACCCCACGTACCTGCGCCCCAACCTTCGGTAGGGATAACTATTTCTGGCCCCGTTGCTATCTGGTATTGCCCTACTGTGAGTGTACCGCCGTTACCGGTGTCCGCGCCGTTCGCTAAAGTTTTTACGTCGACTGTATATGTGTCGTCGTCCAACACTTCAATTATTTGGTACTCCCTATTTAGGAGTGCGCTGTTTAAGTTACCACCTAAGCTGTCGGCATCAAAGAAAGTTACAAAGTTTTCCGCTCTTGCCCCATGGTCTATATTAGTTACCGTAACTATAGAACTGCCGTTGGTAGCGGAGAACGTTACCGCTCCCGCGGCAGTGGTGCTACGTATGGGCGTTATGTCAAAATATGCCCCACCAAACCCAATATAGAATTTAAGATTAGTCCCAAGTCCTAAATACGCAGCGCCGCCGTTAGAGCTCCACACTCTTAAAGACCTACATATTCCCAGATATGTGTCACGAGATATACGTCTCCAGCCGCCTATCTTTTCAGGTAGCCCTTGACGGAAACGAACTTTGTCACAGTCATACCACCCTGACTCGTTGGCATAACGTGTTACTTCGCGGTTAATTCCCGGTTTAAAGTTCAGTTTCTTGAGGGGCATACCCTACTCCACGTTATTGGCTTTTATAAGCCCTGTATCCCAGACCTGCTACAATAGTAACACCGAGTAGTTCTTGGTAGTTAGGCACTAAATCCTTAACTGCGTTGTTCGCTTCAACGGCGGCCATCATGTATTCAGGGTTACCAAGAAGCGTCCCAAGGAACGCGGCAAAAAACGTAGTTACTAAAGGCAAGGTCATAATAACAGTAATGTACTCGTCCTTCCACGTAGCACCTTCGTTGCGTTTGGCAATCATGTCTATTTCTTGCTCATTAAACACGACTTGCTTTTCGCCTGACTCTTTCGCTTGCGCTATTTTCCCGTCTATAGCCCTAGCTTGCATCTTGCGGGTTTCTCGTTTATTAAAGAAACCTCCAACGACTTCTGCTATGCCAACAATAGGGTTCCAGTTCATAATTTACGACTACTATCTGTTACGATTACCTTGCCTTTCTCGGCGGCAATCTTCATAAGGTGTTTAAACGTTGCGTCACTGTTGCCAACGTCGGGTATACCATCCTTGTCAATGTCTTTAATCATATCCCCGACCAACACACACCCTTGTATCTGATGCGTGAAGTTCCCTGCATGTATGTATATCCACGTTCGCCCTTCGACATCTTTTATGTGGATAACCCAGCCCAGCGTAGGAGATAGGCGTTTTTCATACTCATACGAACCTGATGGTATACAAGACACGTTTGATGCGTTCCTAAGCCAAGGCAACTCTAAGGTGAAGCAACGAAAGTCGCCGCACTGTAAAATACCGATGGTGCAATCCCGCGCAATCGCGCTATTGATTATTATCGTACTCATTTATCCTCCTGTTCTATAATCATCCCAGCGACTAATACTTCACCATCGCCCGTTATATACTTGAAACGCACGACATCCACTAGGACCATTTCACCCGTCCCCACCTCTAAAAACACTTCTTCCCGGAGGGGCTCTTCGGATTGTAGTACTTGTAAGTCACTCGCATAGTACACACTTGCTAAATCCACAGGGTGTAATTCAAAATGCGTTTTCCCTACGGCTGTCTTCCTAGTTAGTCCGTATTTTGCGGTGTACTTTTCGTTTATTATCTCTACAGTATGTGACCCGTCGGCGTTTATACGCATGGCCCATGCAGCAAAAGGCATGTTTTCGACGAATGATTCTAACCTTGCAGTGTTCTGGTTCCGTTCTTCTAGCTTATTCTGCAGTCGGAATATCTCAATACGTAAGGTCATATTTTCTTCGGCTTTTCGTCTATTGGCCTCTACTAATGTCCTACTATACTCCTCTTGTTCCCTTAGCGCCTCTCTTAAACTCCTGACATCTATCTGCAGGGCAGATATTAGTTCCATTACTTGGTCGTCACCGCTAGTATCTATATCGGCTTTAAATATTAAGAAATACCCGCTAAGGGTTACCAGAGCCGTCAAAGCCCCCACCAGTAGCGTGGTATTCCAGTTAGTCTTTGTATTATCGTGCGGTGGTTCACTTAACACCGACATATCTCGTTTGTACATTTCTAGTTCCTTCTGTCACATTTAAAACCAAATATCCGTTAAAGACCTCCACCGTCGCCCGGGTCAAATCCGCCCGTATTGACCGCGCTAAACGTGACTCGTAGACTATCTATGTTAGTAATTTTACCTACCTCCCTGACAGTTATGTCATAAACGCCAGTCACCGTGCTGTTACTCGTGCTGTTACCCATCGAAAAGGTTCTACTAGTACTTAACAGATTATACCCAGACGGGCCACTAATCGTATTACTCCCGCTGACGAATACGGCGGCAACTTCATACTGCGAAGAATCTAACCCCGTTGTCGATGCCCAAGTGCCGGTGTCGGCATTAAAAGCTGATGCCCAAGTGCCGTTAGAATTTATGTTAAACACTGCTAAAGGGGATTCCCCCGTATCCGATACGGTGATAGCACTTCCGGGGCTGAACACCACCGCGTTGTTGGAAGGGCCTGAACCCGAAGCGGCTATAGTACCCTGTAATACGTGGGTCATAGCACTCATTATCGTAGCCCTGCGCCAAACACGTGTATCGCGCTAGAACTTGCTACCACAACAGTACACACCCCGCCCGGCTCTAAGACCCTATTACCTTGTTCTCTGGCTTCCCCCGAATACCAAAACAACGTATCTGAAGTCCCTGCGTTTAGGTTCATATCTCCCGACGAAGAGTTGACTATAGTAAAAGCACTGCCTACTTGTATTGAGGTACCCACTGTAAACGTAACCACACTATTAGTGACTTTCTGGTAGTAGATATTGTTCGCGCCACCCGCTGTAACATTGGTAAGTATGACTGGCGCTATATTCAGTAACTCCTCACCCTCCAAATCTGCAACCCTAGTCGTGAGAGAAGGTATTGCAGTGTTCTCTAGAGCGGTGACATCACCTTGCAGGTTACTGATGTCGGTATCGTTACTCGTTATTCTATTGCCTAAGGTCGTAGCACCGCTTTGCAGGGCGCTGATATCGCCATCATTGCTCGTTACCCGGCCCGAAAGCGCTGGTATTGTAGTGTTCTCTAGAGCGGTGACATCACCTTGTAAGTTACTGATGTCGGTATCGTTACTGGTTACTCGCCCAGACACTGTCGCAACATCACTAGCGTTAGCAGTTGTCGCGTTCTCAGTGGCAATCATACGGTTTGTTAGCGTGTTAACATTAGAGGTATTCGTAGACGTAGCGCTTTCAGTGTTAGTAACCCGCGTAGTAAGTCCCGATATAGCTGTGGAGTTACTAGCAATGTCACCGGCGTTGTCTGAAATATCTCCTTCTGCTGCAGTAACACGGTTCGATAGCGCAGTGACGTCGCCGTTGACCCCGCTGTTTTCTAGACTAGTGACGCGAGTGTTAAGTCCGCTTACTCCCGTCGTGTTAGATGCCGTAGCGCTTTCGGTGTTAGTAACCCGCGTCGCTAACGCGCTTATGTCCGTATCGTTACTGGTTATTCTACCGCTCAGAGTGCTGATGTCGCCATCATTGCTTGTGACTCGCCCTTGTAGTGTAGATATGTCACCATCATTACTGGTTATTCTACCACTTAAATTGCTGATGTCCGTGTCGTTACTGGTCACTCGACCATCAAGTGTGTTTATACCTCCTGCATTGACATCTGCCTTGGCATCCACCTCGTCTATCGCACCTTGTACGTCAGTAGCAGTCAGCCCACTTGTAGCGTTATCGTAAGGTATGTATGAAATAGTGCGTTTGACGTTTACTCCGTCACAGAACACAACTGATGTTTCACCTGTAGGGACAACTTGGCCCGTACCAGACGCAGTTTTTATAGTAGCTGTGCGCCCAGTCTGGTTATCGACTAAGTAAATCTTGGGGTTCGCAGGGCATATTACTGTAGCGTTGCCGGTAAGTTCAGAACCAGTATCAGTAAGCTTTAGTATGGCCGCTCTAGAGGTAGCAGTTGCCCCCTCCGCGATACCTAAGGTGTTAGTGTTAGTTGTCCACGTATTAATCGTAGCTTGTCCGGCAATTGCTTCTTCGACTAACGTCGTGATTTCATTATTTACCGTGTCGCCCCACGACCCTGCAAGTTCACCTTGTGTGGGGAGAGCCAGTTTTAATATATCGGTATACTGCGTCGCCATTTATAAATCCTCTATCTGATAAGTCTGCGGACTTCACCTGCGCGGTAATCGTCTGCTTTTCGCTTGCCTTCTAACACGTTTTTCATACCTTCTAAAGACAAGGCGTACAAATCCACGTACATTTTCATAACGTCCTGCTCAAGCTTGTTAAATTTACCTGCTTCAACAACGGCGGCATTGAGTAACACCTCGCCAAAGTTATCACCTAGCCACGTAGTAACTGCGGTGGATATTGACTCTGGGTAGTACCCATAGGTTAGTTCTATTGCATAATTCTGGTCAGGTATGGGGCCAAAAACAAATTCGTCCGCTTCTAACAGCGCGTAGTACTTCGGCAGTCCTGTTGCGGTGTCGCTCGGGTACGCTTCACGCATGAACGAGTATTCTTTTTGTATCAGATACGAGCGTTGCCCTGAACCGTCGTTTACTTCAAGCGAGTCCGCCCATATGAAGTCATTAGGAAGCGTAAGTGTCCTACCATCGGCTGTTAACGCACTTGATAATATCTTACGTTGCGAAGGTACTTCTACTGAGTTATAGACGTTCTTTTCTGCTTGTATGGTAAACATCGCAAGCTGGTCTGCAGTGAAGCCTACTTCAAGGGTATCTTGTAATCTTTCTGTTAAAGTCGCGTAGTTCACAGCGCCCCCTATGGAATCTTATTGACAAAATCGTCGTACTGCTCGCCAACTAGCGCTCGTGACGCGTCTTTTTCAGCGGAATCAGGGCGTGGGTCGCGTAAAGCTTGTGGGTCATCTACTCTAAATTCCCCAAGTTTTAACTGTGGTTGGTCAGGGTCCCAACATGTAGGACATGCCTTTATATTAGTTACTTCGCCTTTGCGTATAGTAGTCTGGAGCTCACGCAGTTTATACTGGAAGCCACATACGTCGCACAACCCCAACGCGTATTTTTCAGAAGCAAAACGAGAGCTCATTAGTACATTCTTAGTTTAGGTATTGCCCTAAACGGCGTTTTCTGCCTATCTTCCTCTGATGCTAAGGTGAACTGGCGCTCGTATTCTGCTTGCAGTATCGGCACCATCTGCATTAGTTCTGGGGTCTTCATAGCTAAATAATAAGCTAAGCCTGCGGTCAAAGCAGGTAAGAATCGGTAAGGCATGTCGGGAGTTTGTACACCGCTACCAGCGTCTTGTATCCGTCTCATTCTCCAATATACAAACGTATAATCGTCAGAGTTAGGTACAGGCCACACATTAATCTGCGGGGCAGTTGCTTGGCGGTCTATATAGACTTGGATTGGTCTACCTTGAGTTAACTTGTTAGGGATAGAGGAGTATACGTTGACACTGATACGTGTCATAGACAAATCAGATTGCTTGCTAGCATTGCCTCCGTCAGTGCGCACCACTTGCTCCATCAGGTCAATGGTATCCGCGGGTAAATCGTAGTTAGACACGCCTGTAAGCAGGGGTATCTCTCCTTGGTCAACTGTCCATAGGTTTAACCCACGGTTTTGCCACTCAATGCACAACAAGTTCATAGACCGTCTAGCGGTCTTTAACTGGTAGCCGGAGCGCAGTTCTTTGCCGGCGCGTTCCCACGCCTCTTCCGCTACTTCCGTGAAGTCTAATTCAAAATTAGTGGTCCCTGAACTTGCCATGGTTCACCTCAGTATCAAGACTTCACAGGCGTACAACCGCGTTTAGCGGCGCCACACCCACGAGGCTTGCTTTTCGACATAGGCGGCTTCTCACCTTTCATGTAAGCCTTAGAGTTAGCCGCGAATACTGTTTTTGGTTGCTCAGTCTTCATAGCTCACCTACATCATCTTGCAGGGACGGACGCCCTTTTTACACATGCCAGCGCCTTTTACTTTGCCGCCTTTAGCGTAACTTTTCTTAGAGCCACACATACCGCCCGCTTTCATTTTCTTCATTTTAGTTCCGCATTTCATGGACTTTCCTCCAGTGGTAACTTGTTTAGCTATGTTGCTTCTAGAAATCGTCATTTGACGCTTTTACTACCTTTACAGCCCCAAGCCTTTCGACGCGCTTTTACTTTGTCGGTTCGCTTTTGGCTTATTGTTCTCGCGCAATACGCATCGCCACGTTTGGTTCCGGGATGGCTAACGCGTTTATGCGTCTTGCCCTCTGAATCCTTGTACGTAGTGCCGTCCGCATACTTCTTAGCTGCAGATTTCTTAACCTTGCCGCCTTTAGCATAATACTTCTGACATTGGCTCGTGGCTCTCACCGCCCATCGCCCCAGTTAACACTGACCTCAGCACTGCCCGTAAGCACCACTTGAACTTCTCCTGCCGGGCAAAGTATTTCTACTAGCTCGTCTGCGGAGAATGTTTTAACTGTAGTGAAACCTGATGCCCCCGCCGCTCTTATTTGTACAGAAGCGGTGCCTCCTGCCAGTATACACTGAAAGACACCGTACGTGTTAACGCGTATAGACTGTGGGGTACTGCTAAGTAAAGAAGACATTTTGTAACTCCTAATTAAGTGTCAATCACGTTTACAACGGACTGTACAATATTTCTGGTTATAAAGCGAACAATAGGTTTTACGTAGAGGTTCCCATCACCGCTCACAAAAGTATTAGTAAACGCCTCCCATGTACTAGTGTCTACATCCCACAGCTTCCCCTCTACAATATCCGCGTCTGAGGTTACAATGAAGGTAGGTGCGAATGCTGTGTTTTGTGCGGTGGGGTAGTATATTTGTGACAAGTCGCTTGGCGCACCTTCTGGTCTAGTCTCCGCACCGCTACCCTCTGTAACCACTGCGTTTAGAGTTTCTACCACTTCCCACCCAGCTTTAGGGTTGCGAGTGATGTTTATAACTGCTGTGTCTGTACCGTCAGTTACTTCAATCTCATTTTGATACGTAGCACTAGAGAAAGGTAGACCAACTGTGTCGCTAGTCAGTGCAGTTACATCCATCAAATCTGCTGTGTAGCTGTCACCTGTGCCACTTAGGTTAGTCAGTGCAACTCTATCCGTGCCAACTTTAAGATTAACCGTTGTTATGTCATTAGCAAAGCCTGCGGTGGCAATTGAGAAGCCTGTTTGACCATCAACTAGGATGTTATCAGTGTCTACGTCTGTTATGCTGAAAGCAACCCCGATATTAAACCCGCCTGCAATATTAAACATTACACAGTTACTCCGTATATACCTGTTCCGGTTGTTGGAGGGTTATCGCCTAGCCATCTGCCGACAAATACAGTTCCCGCCGCGACATCAAGGGAGGTCGTTGCCGTTGTATCTGTAAATGTCAGATTACCGTTAAACAATATTGCGTTAGTCGCATCATTCCACAACTTGATAGCGTGAGTGCCGTTAGCAATGCCAGTGATAGTGACTTGTGCGGTGGATGTGGTTGTGTCTGGTAAAGGGAAATCAACACTCCACGTTTCCCACTCGCCACTTGTTACATTCCACAAATAACCGTCAACCTCTTGCGCGTCAGTAGTAATGATACCTGTCGCAGTTATAGAAGTGCCATTTGCAGTGGGATAAAGAATCTGCGAAGCGTTAGACGGTGCGCCACCTACTCTATTCTCGAATGTGCTACCCTCAGTATTGACACCATCTACAACGTCAATTACTACCCATCCCGCTTTAGGGTTACGAGTAATATTAATAACT